TTGACAGGTGACACAAGTGTAACTGTCCCAAACTCAATTGAAAAAATGTATATACTTGATGATGGAACTACACATAACACAAGCACAATAACTTTTAAAACTGCAAGTGGTACTGGCTTTGCAATGACTGAAGGTAAAAAACATTTAGCATATTCAGATGGTACTAATATTAATAGAGTTGATCTATCTAGTTTAGGTGGCGAGATAGCCACAGCATCAATTGCTGATAATGCAATAACGACCGCAAAAATTTCTGACAACCAAATTGTGACAGCTAAAATTTCTGATAATCAAATTACAACAGTAAAAATTTCTGATAATCAAATTACGACTGCCAAAATAGTAAACAACGCTGTAGACTCAGATAAATTAGCAAGAAAATTTACCATAACAACTAACGTTACTCCAGCAGGAGGATCTGACGGAGATCTTTGGTTCGTATATTCATAGGAGTTTAGATGGCTGAGACTTATGTAAGAAACTCCAGTGCCTTTCAACAAACAAATCAAATATTTGCAAATGTAAGTGGTACTTATCAAGAAGTAAATGAAGCTTATGCAAATGTAAGTGGAACATATAAATTAGTTTTTACCGCTTTCGAAGCTACATCATTTGCTACTTTATCATCAGGATCAGGAACTTTTTCTGTACCAAGTAATGCAAATGCTATTCACATTCAAGCAGCAGTTGGAGGAGGAGGTGGAGCAGCGGGTGGAGCTAGTTATGACAAAGCAGGAGGTGAATCAGCAGGAGCTGGAGGAGGCTCAGGAGGTTATGTATCTGATAAAATATTTTCAGTCACTGAAGGTGAAACGATGACATATTCAATTGGCTCAGGTGGAGCTGCTGGTAATCAAACAAGTAATTACAATCAACCAAGAACAGCAAGTGCTGGTACTTCAACAACTTTATCAGGTTCTAGTGCAGGATCATTATTTACATTAGGTGGAGGAGGAGGATCTTCAGGTACAGGAGGTGGTGTACAAGGGCCATTAAGAACAAATACTGCAGGAACTCCTGGGTCTGTAACTGTAAGCTCAAGTATAAGCACAGGAACATTTAGAGACTCTGATGGTGTAACCAAAAATGTCAGTTCAAATACATCTGGACCTTCAGGAACTTTTAACGATAGTGGAAATGGTGCAACAGGAAGTTTATCAGGTTCAGGTAATTGTGGAGGAGACAATTGTAGAATAGATGGTTTTTCTGGTGCAAACTCTTACGATGGAGGAATATCTGGAGGTGCTGGAGGTTCTTCATCTGGGGGAGGTACTAACGGAAGTCCAGGAACAAGAGGATCTGGTGGTGGTGGTGGTGCAGCACAAGTAACAGGTGGAGGTGCAACAAATGGTGCTACTGGCGGTGATGGCGAAATAGTGTATAGATTTCTAAAAATCTTGTAGTGCTCATTAAATGACTAACATATCAAAATGGTTTGGTTATCCAATATACATCTCTCAAATTCAAAATTACGAAAAAATTAATAAAAAAATATTACCTGAACTAGAATTAGTAACTCCAACAAATTCTCAGTACGCACGGACATCGGACATAAAAGCAAAAGACTTACAATCTATTGATGATAATTTACATTTAAATTCTAAGTTTGAGGAATTGTATGATCAAATTACACAAGCATTAATTGCTGCAATACATGGTTTGCATTATGATCTAGAATTGTTTGAACTTTATATAACAAAATCATGGGCTACATACTCTACTAAAGACCAATTTATTTCATACCACAGGCATATGACAAGTCACTTTAGTTTTGTCTATTATGTAAAAGCAGATGATCAAGGAAATCTATTCTTCATAGATGATGAAGCACATAAAGTTGGTTTAAACATCCCAAAAAGAGATCCTTATTTTAAAAAATGGGATGAGGTCAATTTTGCAAAAGCGGAGTATCCAGCAAAGACTGGTAATATTGTAATCTTTCCATCTATGCTTTTTCACGAAACAGGAATTAATGAAAAAGAAGAACCACGTATTTCAATATCAGGAGATGTGCTTTTAACTATGAGAAAAGGTTTAAAATCTGAGCATAACATGCCATCACCTACGACTTGGAAGAAGCTTTAACATGGTGTAAAATACCGTATGCCTCTTACAAATGTAAAATTACTACCAGGTTTTGATAAAACAGATACACCTTCAGGAGCTGAAGGTAGATGGATTGATGGTGATTTTGTTAGATTTAGATATGCACAACCAGAAAAAATTGGTGGATTTGCTGCCATAGGACAAAAGACTATTGCAGGTCCTGCACGTGCTCAACATACTTGGACAGATTTACAAGGTAGAAAGTACGCAGCTATCGGAACATCTAAAGTTTTATTAATCTACTATGAAGATGCTTTTTATGATGTCACTCCTTTAGATACAGGATTGACTGGTGCTACGTTTACATCTGTAAATGGTCAATCAACGGTTACAGTTAATAAAACTGCACATGGTTTAGTATCTGGTGATTATTTTTTATTTGAGTCTGTCACTTTACCAGGAGGTGGTGCAACAAGTTTTACAACGGCAAATTTTACTGATCAAACATTTGAAGTAATTACAGCTGCTGCAGATACTTTTACAATTACGATGGCATCGAGTGAAACAGGAACAGGTATGACTGCTGCTGGTTCAGCAACTATAAGAGCCTATGTAGAAATAGGACCAACTATTCAAACATATGGTTATGGTTGGGGTACAGGTACTTGGAGTGGTAACGTATCAGGTGCTCAAACAACTACATTAAATGGTGCGTTATTAAACGATGCAAATGGTACAGGAGGATCTGGAACAAGTATTACACTAACAAGTGCAACAGGTTTTTCTGGAACTGGTGGAACTATATTAGTAGATCAAGAAATAATTACGTACACAGGAGTAAGTTCAAATGATTTAACAGGTATTACAAGAGGTGCACAAGGAACGTCAACTGCAGCACATAGCAGTGGTGCAACTGTTACTGAGATTACAAACTTTATAAGTTGGGGACAACAAACTACAACATCATCAGTTATACTAGATCCAGGCAACTGGTCACTTGATAATTTTGGTGCAATACTTACTGCAACCATAAGAAATGGAAAAACATTTACTTGGGATCCAAGAGTTAGTAATCCTCTTAATAATAGATGTACGGAAATGGCTAGTGCTCCTACAAAATCTGTTTCTACTATTGTATCAGACAGGGATAGACATTTTATTCATTTTGGAACAGAGACAACAGTAGGTGATAATACTTCACAAGATCCAATGTTTATAAGATTTAGTGATCAAGAAAACTTTAATTTATATAATCCTACATCTACAAATACTGCAGGTACATTTAGACTGGACACCGGAAACACAATCGTTACAGCTGTAAATGGTAAAGACTATGTTTTAATATTGACTGATCAAGCAGCTTATACAATGCAGTTTGTTGGTCCACCTTTTACTTTCTCTATAAGACAAGTAGGTACTAACTGTGGATGTATAGGTCCTCATGCAGCTGTTTATGCAGATGGTAAAGTATTTTGGATGGGTAACTCTGGTGGGTTTTTTGTATTTGATGGTACAGTTAAACTTTTACCTTCATTAGTAGAAGACTTTGTATTCACAACTGATGGTGATAATCTTGGTATAAATTATGCATCTAACCAAATTGTGTTTGGTGCTCATAACTCTTTATATAACGAGATATTGTGGTTTTATCCAAAAGGGACACCGACTACCGGACCATCTGTTCAAATAGATAGAACTGTTACTTATAATTATGTGGAAAACACCTGGGCAACAATGTCATTAGCAAGAACAACATATGCAGATTCAGTAACATATGCAAACCCTTATGCAACAGAATATGATTCAACAACTGTTCCTCAGTTTCCAACTATACAAGGTGCAACAAATAAATTTGGATCAACAACTTATTTTGAACATGAAAGAGGTGTGAATAAAATTAATTTAAATGGAACAGAAGAAGCTATAAGTTGTTTTGTGCAATCTGGTGACTTTGATCTACCCGTAGAAGGTGATGGTCAGTTTCTTCTTAACATCAGAAGATTTTTACCAGACTTTAAGAATTTATCAGGTAACGTATCAATAACACTTGGTACAAAAGACTTTCCTATTGCAGGCAATACCACTACAATATCTTTTGTGGTAAATTCTGCAACATCAAAAATAGATACAAGGGTAAGAGGTAGACTTGCAAATATCAAAATAGAAAACTCTGCACTTAATGATAATTGGAGATTTGGAACATTTAGAGCAGATGTATCACAGGACGGTATGAGATAATGAACGAAGAAGCATTATTCCAAGAATACAGCACTAATAGAGCTTTACAAGCGACCTATCCAGACTTTGCAACATATAGAGACTTTGTAATGAGTCAAATGCCTGCACAAGCTAATGACAATAGCGGCATTACAGGTTTGGTAAATAATGCTACATCAAGCATGGGATCTTTAAAAGATCTTGGTAAAAATTTAATTATGAATAAATTAAGTTCTAAAATGGGAATGTCTTTTAACCCGATAGGTATTGGGGCGATGATGTTGGGTGGTTTGAAAGATATAAACCAAAGAATACAATCTACAGATTTTGCAAGATCAAAAACATTAGCAGATTATCTTGATGCAAAAAGCTATGGTGGCATCGATGCAAGAAATGCTGCAGCAATAGCAAACATGGCACAAGCAAGAGGTATACAAAAACAAATGGCACAAAGACCATCATCACAAGTTTCAGCGAGAGATGCAGCAATGGGTGGAGGAGGAGGAGGAAGTGACCATGATGGTGGTGCTTCTGCAGCAGCTCAATCAGATGCAGCAGCTGGTATGGGAGGATATTAATGGCTAAAATAACTGTTTACATACCTGAACCTAAACAACAATATGAAGAAGAGAACCAAAGACAGATTGTTCAATCTCTTGATACAGTTAAAACACAACTAAATACATCATTTCAACAGGACTTGAAAAACGAACAAGATACCTTTAATTATTTCATGTCATGACAATACAATATAAAAACGAAACATATTTATTAAGCACAAACACATCAACGACTGTATTAACAATATCTACTTCTGCAGTTGGTATTGTTAAAAGTGTACAAGCGGTTCATAAGTCAGCATCAAATGCTGATGTAGATCTTTTAGTTTTAAAAAATGGGGGCACAGCAAGAGTGGTTGCTCATGCACAACTAAATAAAAGTTTTGTGAATCTAGCATCTAATACTATTAATCTTGAGGCAGGTGATACGTTGCTTATGGAAAGTGATACATCGAATGCAATTACAGGTGTTATTAGTTATGCACTAATAGATAGATCGCAGGAAAATGGCTAGGCAAAAATTTATTCATTACGTGCCAAGACCAAAGCCTAAGAAACGGCCAGGTCGTCACAAGAAAAGCCTTTCAAAGTCAGAGAAAAGAAGTTATAAACCTTATAATAAACAAGGACGAGCTAATCATGGCGGAAGACGATAAAAACTATACAATAATAGATGGTAAAAAAGTTCCTGTATATAATGCTAAGGTTGTAGAGACAATCAAAAATAAAAGAACAGGAAAAGTTTATGATAGCAAAGCTCATTTTGATACTGATGTTGCTGATTCCAACACTGATACTACTGTGGATGATCTTCAACAGGACGTAGCAATTGAGGTTGCATCTCTTCAAGTATTTGGTAAAACCAAGTAATGAATCCTATAGGTGGTACAGAGTTACAAGTAAAGTTACTTGAAAAGTATGTTGATTCAAAACTATTAGATAACTTTCAAATTACAACCTCAGTTCCTGAAAAAATACCTTTAGCAAAAGACAAAATAAATATTCTTTGGCAACAAAATTCATATGACCAACCAAACCTTGCACCTTGGTTTAAAGATAAAGACAATCACAAAAAATATGATTGGTATGTTTTTAACTCACATTGGTGTTACGAAAAGTTTAGAATGGTATACAAAGTCCCTACCGAAAGATGCACAGTAATCAAAAATGCAATAGAAAATTTTCCTGAAAGAAAAATACACAAAAAAGGTGATCCAATAAAAATGATATTTCATCCAACTCCTTGGAGAGGTTTGAATATTATACTTGGTGCAATGCAACTTATTAAAAATGATAATATTACTCTTGATGTTTTTTCTTCTACAAAAATATACGGCAATGAGTTTATGGATAATAATGATGACACATATAAACCATTATATGCTCAAGCAGCTGAATTAAAAAATGTAAACTATAGAGGTTGGCACAGTAACGATTATATTTGTAAACATATAACTGACTATCAAATATTTCCATACTCTAATAATTGGGAAGAAACATCTTGTATATCAGCAATAGAAGCACTTGGAGCTGGTCTTCATATGATCACTACTAATTATGGAGCTTTGTTTGAGACTTGCTCAGAGTGGCCTGTATATGTTCAATATGATACAAACTACAAAAACATGTCTGAGTGTTTTGCTTATGCAATAGATTCCGTGGTTGATTATTTACATCATGATAGATGTCAAGAACACCTGCAGATGCAACAAGATTTTTATAAGAAGTTTTATTCTTGGAACAAAAGAAGTTTAGAGTGGACTAATTTTTTAGAGGGAGTCTTGAATGCTAAATCAT